AACACAAATTGTGACAATTAGTTCTATAAATACATCAACTAAGGTACTTGGCTTTTCACCTAATATAGAAGACCCAACTAGTACACCTGATGATACGGATGTAAAGGTAAATATTATAGCAAGTCGTGATTATTCAAAATCAAGTTATAGTAAAATGAAGAAGAATATATATGTTTACTCATTTTGTTTAAATCCAGAAGAACACCAACCAAGTGGTACCTGTAATTTCTCTAGTTTCGATGATTGTAAATTAAATTTTACATCGAATGTTAGTATTGATACAATATTTGCTATGAATTACAATATATTAAGAATAAGTAATGGTTTGGTCAGTTTACGTTTTACAAATTAAAAAAAAATGTCCTTCGTTATAAAATGAATAATGAGGAATTTATGCAAATGAAGTTTGAACAAACAATAAATTTATTAATCATGTACAAACAAGAACATATCGAAAAAGATGTTTATTTATCTGAAAAATCGATTAAAGAGGCGGTGGAATGGTATAAAAATAAAATATTAAAAGATATAAATCAATAATGTCGCAAGATTTAAAATATATAAAAAAAAAATTGGAAAATTGCGAAGAAATAGAAGATCTTTTTGAATTAAAACGGGGCGATAGAGTAAAATATATTACATTAGACAAGGGATCTGAATTTTTTTATGATGGAGGAGAATATATTAGGATGATTGATAATGCGTTATGTATTCAGTGTGGTAACCAAAATAAAAATGTTACAATATCTTATTTTAATAAGGATGGAGGTACTCTTTACAATACACGATTTTTTGTAGAAACGAAGGAGTGTATTACAAAAAAGGAGACAGATGAATTTGAAAAAATAATCAAAAATCAGCAAAAAATAATTGAAGTCTTGACTAAGAAAAATAAAGTATTGGAACGAGAACTTAAAAAATATAAGTCGCAATAGAAAGAGGTAATTGAACACCTAAGATATGTAATAAATAATGGTGTCCATAATACATGTAATTAAGGATAAATATTATACAGGCATGAACCATAATATATATTAAAATTGGGTTAAAATTAGATTTATATATTATGAATGAACCCATTAACACATTACAGATAATATCATAATTTCTTATATATTTCCATCCATATGTTTTAAAGTATCTTGTTGTATGACATAATAGTCCATTTATAATGACTATAAAACATATAATACCTTTTTCTGTAGAGAAATTAATCATTGGTAAAAAAAATAATAAACCCAAAGCATTAATCATAATTTTTTTTAAGTAGAAAATATATTTCTTGGAGGACCTTACAATCAATACGGTTATAATGAATGATTTCTTTTATTTCTAAAAATCTTTTAATTGGTATCTTTTTATTTCTTTTACATATTTCTTTAAATTTTATCATTGCTTCTAAACCATTGTCATTATTATTATCCCATGTTGTTTCAATGAGACCATTATTATAAAGAGCCTTGCCAATTGATTTTAATCCAAATTGGAAAACCCCTTGTACAATAATAGGTTCTAATCTGAAGTGATCAAGGAGATCGACTAATATATATTCTGGAAATGATATATTTGGATATATTTTATGAATGTATTCCATATATTTACATTCTGCGTGACCCCAGTGAAATATATTTATTCTACCATAGTTTTTAAAAATTTTCCATAATTCATTGACAAATCTTTGGACAATAATTTCTTCTTGTTCAATGTTGTATTTTTGTATTGTAAATTCGTGGAATCTATCTTTATAAAAAAACCCCAAAATAGCAAGTATTGGGTTGGTAAATTTTTCTTCTTTTTGATTGAAGAAATCAACTTTTTCATCGATAGTGAGAAAACTCTCAACATCAAAAAAAATATTACTTGTTTCTTTTTCTTGAAGGACTTCTCTTAGAGGGGTCGAAATATTTTTCCTTGGGTAAATTAATATTTCATCATTTTTATTCATGTGAATCATTTGTTCTTGAATTGTTTTTTTCTTAGATTCTTTGAGTTCTGTGAGCAATTTGGGGTCATCCCAACAATATATATTTTTTTCATGTAAATTACATCTTTCATCATAGGTTATATTCCATACAAGTGTAATTTCTTTGATTTGATTTGCAATTTTTAGTTTTTCATTTTCCCATTCAGATTCTTTAGTATTCATATTTGGATACAATTCTTTGTGGGATGGTTTTTCTTCGATGTTTAACGTAGTCCATCTATCTCGTAGTAAACATATCCATTGATATGCTTTATTAAATTTATGGATAATATTTTCATCATAATTAACATGAGATATGAATTCATCATTTGGTAATTTTGTTTTTCGATAGTAATACTCTTTTCCAATAATAAATGAATGGGGGTGATAATCGAGGAAGGGTTCAATACATTTCGAAAATCCATATAGAACGCATTTTTTGTAGGGGAGAACTCCTTCATTAAGGCATTCTTTAAGGTCATTCTTTAAGTTTAATGTTGAATAACTAAGGTTAATTAAGATATATTTATTTTTGATTCGATGAAGTGGATAATTTTTAATTTTTGGGAAAATTGAAACAAAGAGATTTATATCAATGACTATATCGCAATAGACAATCATATCTTTGTATAGTAGATGTGCCCCGAGAATTAATGGTTCTTTTTTGTTTATCATTTCATGTGTTTGTTCTACAGATGAATTAATAGGGATATTTTTGTTTGCTTTTTGTTTTAATGTTTTTAAAAAATTGAGTTTATATTCTTCCCATTCTTTTAAAATAAAATCTTTGTAAAATGTATTATTATCCCTTTTATAGTTAGTATTTAATGATTCATTAATATTTAACCAATCTATAATCGGGTCTTTTAATATATGATTCCGTAGTAAGCATATATTAAAAGGTTTTGAGAAATAATCCATAGAATGTAATTTACATAGTATAGAAAAAAATTATTGATTTTCTTTTTCTTCATGATATTTGGCTTTATCATAATGATATTCTTTTCTTTCTCTGTGAAATTCTTTTTTCTCTTCTTGATCTTCTTCTTGTAGTTCATTAACTTTTATCCATTTTTTATGGATTGGAGATAAATCATAGAGTTCTTGAATGGTTAGAAATCCTTTTCCTTCAACAATAATATTTGAGAGGATATAATCATTATTATAAAGTGTATGATGTAATAATGAGACTTTTGTGTTTAGGTTAATATTTTCTGTCCCATAGAATTTTATATCCATTTCTTTCCCTTTCGAGAACGAGATTAATAAGATACCAAAATCTTCTATATTTTCTTCTTGTACTCTTTCTAATATTAGTTCAATATCGGGTTTATTGATCCGTTGTTTTTGTTCTAAATTATCATTTGAGTCTCTTCTCCAATATTTCATGATATCATTAATAGTATTAAACATTTGGTGTTTATCTCCATACCTTAGTAGATTATATTTATTATAAGATCTTATAAATGTGTCTCTTTTTTCTTTTAAATTGATATCATTTAATTCGGAAAGTTTATATAGGATTATACGTTGTATGTGTCCTATATATTTTATTTTTCTTTTTGGTGTTTCTACGATCCCCTCTATTTCTCTTATTTCATTCGCATAGTGACTCGGTATTATATCGACGGAGATTAGTGCTAATGAAAGATTATACCAATCACCACCATTACCATCTATATTAAATTGAATTGATGAATTTGGACCAAATAGTTTATGAATATAATAAGGGGTTGTTTGAAGTTTAGTTGTTTTTATACGGTGATTGTCTACGATTAATTTTTCTTTTCTTATATTAATAAAATCGCTCTTTTTAATAAAAATATCACGTAGATGACTGTACATTAACTCTTTATCTTTGATATTTTTAATGAAAATTTCTGTTGTGGGTGTATTTTTTTCTAAATCTGAATATTTGACGACATTATCCATAATCTTATGAATTGTTGAAATACGGTCACCATTATCAACACATATGATTAATTTAAACGCAAATTCTTGTATTAATTTTTTAGATATTTCTTTAAATTCATTGCGATCGATCGTTGATATAATATATTTATGAATAACGCTTACTATTTTTTCTATTTTGTGTTTTCTTATTAATATTTGGTCTTCGATAATGCCTATTAATACCGGTTCAATTGTTTCATCATCTTTGATAAGGTTCAATATTTTCGTAAATAATTTATGTTTATAATCATTTTCATTTTTAAAACGGTTGATATATTTTTCATCCATATCAAGTTTACTCATAATATATTTATCAACTTCAAAGGGGTTGATTTCTGACCGTAATACCTCATATTGATTGAAGTCTTTGATAATTTCTTTTTTAATTGGAATTATACCATTTTTTATAGATAAACAAATGATTTCATTATTTGAATTTAGAATAATTGATTCTATTTCTAAGTTTAGTGTTCTGAGATATTCCTTGACATCTTTAAATGTGGGGTAATCGTTAATATCGTAAATTATATCTAATCCTTCATGTTGGGGTGTTAATTTGATTGGATCTATTGGTAGGACTATATTTTTATAAAGGATATGTGTAATTTCTGAATAATTATTAATATAATGCTTTGGATTTTCTCCCATCCAAGAATCTTCGGGATAGTTAATTGTATTGTTGTTTCTTATTTTTTCTAGATTGGAGAGTATTTTATTTACGATAAAGAAATTACTTTCCATTGCTATTAGTATATCTTTTTCATCTTTTAGTTTGATAGTTTTTGTTGAGAAATCGAGTAATAATTTATCACCTAATTTATCATATTTCTTTCTTATAAGTGATTCAATATCCTTGTCATGGATATTGTCACAATCTCTATCAATCCACAACCATTTATTTTTGTCTTGTAAACCTATTTTTAATTTAGGATCAACTTGTTTCCTTGTTTTTACAAAAACATTGTTTATTTTTATCTTGATTCCTGTTTCTGTAACTATGGTATCATCGATTTCCTTTACAAATTTGTCATAATTTTTTTTACCACTATTTGGACAACCTTCGATGGTATTGTTAATCCATCTTATATCGGAACCCTTTCTAACTTTTTGAAGATCTTTATAGGGTATCCATTCACTACAATATTTCGCATTATCTTTACAATTAAGGTTATTTATTCTTGTCGGGGTGATGCCTGATCTTAGATTGGAGTCTCTTCCTCGTGGATAGGGGGAAGTTAAATGTTTCTTAACTAAATCTTTATCAAATACTTCAAATGAAGAAAATATAGATTTCGATAGAACTTTTAATTCATATTGTTCTTTGAATAGATTCACGCGATAAACGATTGGTTCATAGTAATGACCTTCCTTTATCATCAGACAATATTTATCTGAACCATTATGTTCTGTATTTTTTGTTATTATTTGTTCTTCATCCTTTTCAAAGACAATGATATTTATTTTATCTTTTAATATTGAATTGAGAGCAGGTATAATATATTCGTCTTTCTTTTCTTCATCACTTTTTAGGA